GGAATAGTAGATATTATCTGATATGTTTGTATTGGTATATAAGTTAATACCGAAGCTTTTTAATGCATCGCCTACTTGATCCATTGAAACACCCACGAAAGGATTATTTTCTGCAGAGTATCTGTTACCTAAATCTTTAAGGTAAATCCAAACATTATCGAAATGCTGACCTACCATGTCTAAAAAGACTAAATAGGGTATATTATTTGGATCATCTTTAATATAAGCAGGAGTTGCATACTGCAACCAATCTTTGTTATTGTTATCATACAAAGACGATGAGTAATACATACTCATTGTCGTAGCTGTTGGAGTAACAGTAACACCTCCTAGCCAGTTTCGAGCTTGTGAAGAGGTTACAGAGTAAAGAGCATAAGGTTGAGTAGTAGAAGCTTTTGGCCAAGCTGTCGAAGCAGAGGTAAAATACAAATAATACTCATATCCATCAAACTTCTCAATAGTCTTATCAATACCTTTTTGTAAAATTATCTTAGCACTTGTTGTATTTGGTGCAGATAATGCAGCAGATGCAGATTCTATGGACTGTAGCTTGTAAACAAAGTTATAAAGTCTTTCTGTTACAGAAGAGAAGTGGGTAAAGTTTCCAAAATCACTATAATCTACGTTAATTTGAATTCCTTTCTCATCCATTAGGGATTGTAACTGCTGATAAGAGGAAGTTACAGCGGTTATATACAAGGAAGAGTAGTTATAGTAGGGAGTAGTTTTTCCTATCTTGTCAGTTATATTTACTTTGTAGTTTGGACCTCGTAAAGGTACAGAATCAGGTAAAATTTCTGCAGCTACATTAACTGTAACGTTAAATTCTGCTGGTTCTGCAGCTTGAGTTACTACCCAAAAAGTAGATTTAATATCAAAGTCTGAAGGAAGAGGTTCGTAAAGCTTAAAGATGACATAGCCTTGATCTGCTTCCTCTATGTAGACCGCATTTACCCCAATTATCTGCACGTCTCTACCGAAATCTAATAAGAAGTCTGGGTAATAGGCATCAGTACCGAGAACCCCGTTAAACTCATTAAAAGCAGTAGCTAATTCTATGTTAGATAGGTCTTGACGAGCACATTTTATCTCTGTTCTTGACCTAGAAATCTCTTTAATCCAGAAATTCGTAGATGGATCCGGGCTAGAGGCGATAAACTTTCTAAAAAAGTTATACTTTACATTAACACTACCTCTATTAAAGCCTTGTTCCTTAGCATCTGCTTCAGGATCTAAGTATAAAACATTGGTAGTTCCAGTTTTAGGATCTAAATTACTTCCAATATTATACTTAGTAACATTGTAATTACTTCCTATAACTGTTCCGGCTTGATCTTTTATAAAAAGTTCAATATAATCTGTCGGTCCACCAAAGGAAGGAGTAATAAAAGCTTTATTAACTAAAGTAAGATCAGAAGGATTATACTCTTGGTACTGTTCGGTCGATCCTAGGTATGTGATATCAACTATCTCCATTATATTATCTTAGTTAAATTTGCGTAGTTTGCGTTTGCTTCAAGTAATTGTTGTCTTAGAGAGTTTATCTCTTCAATATAAGCTTTTTCTGTATCAGTTAAAACTATTCCTCCTAAATATTCTGTACTTCTTGCAACTAAATATTCATGAGAATTTACCTCTCCTGTAGCAGGAATCTCGAAAAACAGTTGATTATATAAGTCAAAGAAGGCTTCTACTGTAACTTGCTCTGAAACGGTATCAGC